AGATTGGGGTTTATTGCTGTTCCTGTTGATCTAGCAATCATTTGAGAACTGTCAACATTAATCCCTAACTGAGCTAGTGTATTTTTCGCAAGAAGTGAGGATAATATTTGATTTGATCCTCCAGTTCCTACTTCCTTGAGTTGTGCTAAACCTTTCATCATACCATCAACTCCAGCACCAAATACTCCAGCTAAATTCTTCTTACCAGCAATTAGTTGAGACATCTGATTTTGTACCCCTAAAAATGCACCTGCTTCAAGAGCATTTACTCTTCCTTCACCCCAATTTACTCCCTGACTTACAGATAATCCATTTGGAATTGGAAGTTTTACAGATCCCATAAGTTTTTTGTCTGCTCCTAAATTGGAACCTTTTCCTAAACCGTCGTTTAGAACTGACATAGGATCTTGTCCCTGACTAGTTTCATATTCATTAATTATTTCATTTTTACCTGTTAATGCTCTCCATACATCAGGATCTAATATACCAAGAGCACCATTTGCTCCAGGAAGCCAACCCATCATACCTTCTCTGTGCATTTTACCTCTAAATCTTTGCCCAGTTAGTACATTTTCGCTTAGATATGCATCTTGTGGTGGTTTATATTCAAATTTTTCAATATACATATAGTCTTGATCTAGATGCATATCCTTTGGATATTTGTAATAGTCAAGAGAAGCACTTGATCTTTTCTTTTCTTTGGGTTGAACATTACTAGTTGTTTCTTCCTTTACAGTATTATCTACCCCTTGTTTACTAACCACTGGTGCATCTATTTGAGCATTTCCGTTTGCTACGGCACTCATTCCAGATTGACTTAACGCTTCATTATAAAGAGAAAGTTTTCCTTGCTCTGCTGCATTCTTTTCCACATTAACCATAACTTTTTGATAAGTATTATTTCTATCACCTGTTTTATCTTCTGCTATCGCTTTTGCTAATTCACTATTTGGATCTATTGGTTTAGGTTTCGTAGTAAAACCTAAATTACCTGTGACAAGTTCCACCGTGTTTATTATCTTACCAAAATTACCATTATTGGTATCTAAGTCTACAGTGTCAATTATTATACGTCCGTTTACTTCATATCGATAATTTTTAGTCATCCTATTACTATTAAGGATTGATACTCTAACGTTACTCATTTCCAGACCTTTTGATTACTGATAGATATTTCAATACTACCGAGGTCTCTTATGAATTCCTCGACACCTAAATTTAGAGCTGTTTCCCATTCTTCCATAGATATGTCCAAAAATAGTGTATCTACATAGGATTTTAGGTATTTATGGTATCCCCTAGGAAGGTCTGCTGGATTTGCTGATTCATCCAACCATTCTAGTATAGTTTCTCTGTCATCAGGTGCATAATAGTGTAAATTTACACCCCAAAACTTACTACCTTCAACTGCTACGATGTAGCATAATGGGTTTCTATCGTAGAATCTTAGTTTTTCAGCAGTTTTTGCACCATACTGAAATAACATAAGATGTCCAGGTATAGGAGAACCTTCAGTCTTTGATTTTGGAAATACGTTTCTATACTCCAAGTTCTTTCTCCGTTAGTATTTGAAATTCCCATCTTCTGTCTTTACAGAAGTCTTCTGCTGATTCCCATTTTGCTCGATTTACAGCATACTTCATAACTTCAGTAACATACTTTTTAGTTCTTGCTTTTTGTATTTTTGGTTCTCTTACTTCTTTAGCAGGTTTGACTTCAATTACCTTTTCAAGTATTTTTCCTTTTGCATCTTTGTACTTGATATAAAAATCTGGAAAATATCTATGTGATTTATTGTCAACTGGTGATCTATATGGTATTATTATTTCTTCTGACGACCAAGACAATATATCTTTACTCTTGTCGCAATAATTCATAAATTTTAGTTCCCAAAGTGATCTGTAAACAATATCACTTGCGTTACCCTTGTATTTTTTACGGTTTTTTGGTCTAAACTTGCCTTTATATGACATACATAGTATGTAGCGTATTGTATTTAGATGGCAAATAGACCAAATGTCTTTGCAGAGGGAAGACATATACTGCCAACTCAAGATTTATATATTACCAGAGATAAGTTTGGTAGTAATGTTCCAGCGTATAATAATATTTACGATGTATGGATAAATTTTGCTGCTGCTGATGGGTTATTAGGTTTTTTACATCAACATGGGTTTTATGATAAGGGTGGTAGAGGTCCAAGTCCAGGAAGTGCATTAGCACTATTTTGTTCTGAGGCAGTTTTACCAGGATCTACTATTGAGACTGCTGAAGTACGTGGTTTGAGACAAGGTGTTGTTCAAAACTATGCTACATTTAGATCATATCCAGATATAACCTTGACATGGTACTCTCAACAAGATTACTATACTAATGATATTTTTAATGGTTGGATGGAATATATTTCACCAACTAGAATAGACGGTGGTAAGTATGGAGATTCTAGTAGAACTAGGAGAAATGATAAACCATCTTATAGGAGAATGAAGTATCCTAAGTCTTACAAATGTGATATGGAGATAACTTCATTTAGCAAACCTGTACTTTCTCAACCTGCATTAGGAGGCACATTTAGAGGTAGAGGATCTACTGGTACTGATGCAGAGGGCAGAGATTTTGATGATCCACAAGCACGAGTTTCTGGTCCTGATAGATCAACTAGTAACAAGTTTCCAAGTAGTATTACATACTACTTACAAAATCTCTTTCCTACTAATATAGTTGCATCACCATTAGCATATGGAAAGTCTGAATTGGTAAAAACATCTGTGACCTTCAAATATGAATATTATTATGTTGATCGTACTTCTAGAGCTGATGAAACATTCAAAGTATCTGATTCTGGTAATAACAGAAGAAGAGATAATAATGAAAATTATGGAACTGATAACGCTGGAAGGGATTTCGATGATCAACGGTTCAATCTCTCTGGGATTGACTGAACCCCTATAAATAAAGCCACTGAATAACTTATTATG